TATAGCAGCTACATCTTCTCTAAATATGGGCTTTTCAGCTCTATTATTTGGAGAAGGCGATTTAGTAGCTTCATCTTCAATAACCTTTGGTACTAGTTCAGACGCTAAGCTTTCTCTTAGTGGTATAACCACTAATATAGCTGTTGGTGATTTATCTACTGCATCGGCCATTGGTACTATAGCGTCTTTAACTAATATAGCTGTTGGTGCTGATGCTACTATCTCTGGTACTATATCTGCATTAACAAATACATCCCTAGAATTTGGATTTGGAACAACCACAGGAACAGCAATAGGTATACTAAATTCTACTGCTAATATTACTATTGCTGTTACTGGTATTGGAAGAGCAATAGGTACACTAGAAAGTATTGCTCCAATAACTATTACTTCGGTGGGTACTTTAAAAGGAACTGGCGCATCCAAATCTATTAGCCAGATATTAGTGGAAACTAGAGCCAGAGGCCTGGATCTGGGTAATTATATGTTAGAACACAATAATAAAATAAGGGTTTATGGTGGGAAAGTAAATATCTCCAATAGATCTTAAATATTAAAGCGCTAAAAAAAATAATACTTGACTTCCAAATAGTTGCCATGTATAATTAATATTAATTAGGATCAAAATGAACTTAAATTTTTCAAATAGAGCTAATACCAATACTTTATCTCATCAGACTGATGGGATTTTAACATCTTGGGGTTTAGTATCTTTTATGGTATTAGACTTAATAGCTATAGATAAAGAAAATGTAGATGTACAAATAAGTACAAATACTTCTGGAAAAGAAAATACAGTGCTTTTTCCAGTATCTGGAACTCTCATTTTTGACTTTAAAAACGAGATTATAGCGGCAGGAGATTATTTAGTTGAACTAGCATCTGTAAATACAGATAATAGTAAAACACAATTAATTCATCCTGATAGAGATTCTGTATACTTTAAAATAATATCAACTAAATCGTTAGTTTAGTAAAAGAATTGGTTTAATAAACCAATACATAGGAGCTGGTAAGATGCCTGCAACAAATAATTTCGAAGATGAGATACTAAAACTTTTATTCCAAAATGTGAATATATCCAACATGGGTGATAGCACTGGAATAATTTCTTCTACCACCGCTGGTTCTCACTATATTAGTTTACATACTGCAGCTTTGAGCGATGTCAGTAATAATCAAAATACAAGTGAGACCTCTTATGCAGGATATGCCAGGAAAGCTGTTGCTAGGTCTAGTGCACAATGGGCCATTTCAGGGACAACTCCAACGCAGGTAGCCAATATTAATGCTATTACGTTTGGTGCATCTACTAATGGCCCTTTCACAATGACTGATTTTGGCATAGGCTATGCAGCCAGTGGATCTACAGCAGACAGTTTAAGAATATATGGTTCTTTGACTTCAAACCTTGTAATTAACAATGGTATAACACCTGAATTCGCCGCAAGCTCTCTTCAAATAACAGTATCATAAGGAAAAATAATGACTAGAGTAGCCAAAGGAACGGTTATTGAAGTACGACAAGAAATTGACAGAGTAGTGCTACAGATAGGTTCTACAGAAATTGGGTTAACATATGAACAGGCATTGAAAATGGGTGAATGGCTTATGTTTAGGGGTAAGCAGGCTAAATTAACAGCAGGTGATTTTTCAAGTAATATGTCGCATATAGCAGATCTGAGTACCGTAGAGGAAAATTACGAAAGGTTTGTAAAACCTAATAATAGATTCACCACCCCCAATAATCCTATAGGGGGTGGGAAATAAGTGGAAGCTACAACTAATATTTCTTTAGCGACTTCTGGAGCAGCAGAAATATTAATTGGTTTAGGTGTAACTACTGGAATGTCTCTTAATGTCTCTGGAATAGCTGATGAAGGTGGGCACTATACTTGTACTAGAGGAATTATAGTATCTTCTGAAAAAATAGTTTCCAAAGTGTGGCCTTTTTTAGAAAATATTAAATTAAGTCAAAACTTATTTGTTAAGGTAAAATCGTTATATACAAAATAAAAACCCCCAATTAAGGGGGTTTACTTTTAGATATCGACTTGCTCGCAATCCTCCCCCATACAAGCAAATGTTTGGCTACCTAGCGTACCGTCTTCTAGTTCATTAAATTCCTCCCACGGAACTTTACCATTCACTCGTAATATATTATCATACTCGTCCCCGTCTATTTTTTGATAAGGGGCCTGTTGATATATATGATCGTCTAAAGGTAAGAATGATATTCCACTGCATATCTCAAAGTTATTCCATACCCAACTACATATATCAAAAAACTCATCCGGAGTATAGTATACAGTTTGTGAGGGTTTATGTTCGCACCAATTCTCAGAGTAAATTTTCCAAAGTTCTAATTGTTCCAAAGCACACATCTCTTCGTTCTTTATGGAGTTCATGGGCGCGGTCTTAGGGAAGCTAAAGACTACATTTGTAGGGTTCATTACGTCGACTTCATTTGGGACTCCGTTTTCAATCATAAACTGACTTAATGGGTCTTTTATATCCCCTCTTACTGTTCTAATATAAAAATCACTAAATCTTGGGTGTATTCCACTAGAACTATCAACTAGTTGGCTAACCGTCCCTGAGGGTTTAACGCAAGTTATAGCAACAGAGGCAGAAATTCCTAGTCTAGCTGCCCATTCTGCATTAGTACTAATAGCCTCATCTCTTAGGTCATTTAGCCAATCCTTAATCTCATCATTCTCATAATCTCTATAATTTAACCCACTAAGAACTGGGTGATCCATAATCCCTGTTAGAGATACCCCTAGCAGTCTTTCTTCTTCTGTATTCTTTTTCCATATATCCCTTAAATACCTAAAGTCTGTTAATGTACTCTGTATTGTTCCTAGGATAGTGGCGGCCCTCACTTTATATCTTAGTGTAGATAATGTGTCTCCTTCTCTAACTACTACTTCGGTAAGGTTGCAAAATTGATCTGGGCGAAGAATAATCTCGCTACATGGATTGGTACCGAAATCAATATCCGGATTTCTGCGTCCACTTTTACCTGCTTGGGCTTGAGCTGCACCTCTATAAAATATCCCTCTCTCTCCGGACCTACTTTCAAAGAGATTTACCATTTCTTTCATAAAGGCTTCAAAATCAGGCTTTTCTGTATAACAGACAGAATTATTACTTAACGATCTTTGTGGCTCCGTTTGGTACCAAGAACCGTTTTTAGCTCTACGCATTCGATCATCAGTTAAATTAGAAAGAGATATCATAGCAGAGCGACGAACACCCCCAACTACTACTACTTGCCCAATCTTACATACTAGATCGTGACATTCTAGTGAATTTAATGGTCTACCTTTAGCTTTCTTAAATAATGTCGTAGTGAAATTAAATAGTTCCACCAAAGGCCCAGGTCCACTAGCTCTCCCCCCAAAAGTCCTAAGTCTAGCTCCTGCTGGTCTTACATCACTAATATCCCATTTAGGAATACGCCCATTATACAGCATGGATACCAGCTCTCTGAAGGCATTTGCCCAGCCTAGCTTTGAATCATTAACTTTAATGGTCGTTTCTGTGGGATGAAATTTATCGGCTACAGAAGGCAGTTTTGATACATACTGTCTTTCAACAGAAAAACCAACACCCGTACCGCACATTAATATATACATAATCTCGTCAAACGCACTAGGATGGTCTATTACACAGTATGCACAATTATATCCAGCTACATTATCTCTATTCAGAGCAGGTCCAGCACTCATCATAGCTCTCATAGAAGGCATAACCTCCAGCCCTATAATCATAGAATGAATTTCAGACCATTCTTGGGGATCAATTTTATAATTACCTTTACTCTTTGCTTGTTTATACATATAATCGGTATAACGACTTACACTTTCATCCCATGTTTCTCTTCTATTTTCCCCATCAATATGTCTAGCATACCTTGATAGAGCAATAAATTTTTGATAATTATCCATTGTTTTCCTCAATTTCTGTTGGCCCCTTTTGGCAATCGGGACAAATGTCCCTATTCATTACATACATCCAATTTTCAGAGATATTAGCTGCAGCTCTAATATCTAATATTTTTCCAGTCCTTAAATCTTTGTATTGAATTAAAGGGGCTACTATATTCTCGCATGTGTCACATAAAATACAATTATGTCCAGTAGAGCCTTTTACCTCAAAATTTCCAATCATAGCAAATATTCCCCAACTATTTTATCTATATCATCACAAGCTTCTATACCTATTGCCTCTCTACAAAAACTTACAAGATCCATTAATTCTACGTTCAATAACAATTGCTCAGCACTAGCATTCAGATTCTGAATATATTTATACTTACTAGATATTGGAAGTGCATTGTAAATATCGAATATATCTCCATACTGCTCTATAAGTGCAGTAGCTCTTTTTGGACCAATTTGATCAATGCCCGGTATATTATCGCCCTTATCCCCATCTAAACATTTTAGAGTTAAATATAGTTCGGGACTAACTGGGTGATTTTTTGGGTCATCATACCAAGTAGCCAAAGTGGTTTCCTTTCTATTTACATATGAAAATCTATTAGTATTTTCATCTATTAGAAGGTCCCAATCTCTATCCGAACTAATTAGCCATTTATTCCTATCCGGAATAATAGAGCATAAATATGCAGCTATATCATCAGCCTCAGTATAATCATATCTTAAAACACATAAACCCTGTTCTTCTAAATACTTTAAGGTTCTTTCATACTCTTGAATAAATACTAAGAAAGCGTCCCTATCTTCATCAGTTTGCGTCTCTCTTAGAAGCTTCCTATTGGCTTTATACTCTGGAAAAAGTTTTTCTCGGTATGAGCTGCTTCTATGGTCCGCCGCAATTATAATGTGACTACATTTATAGCTAGCTGCGAAAGATATAACTGTATTATAATACTCCTCGGCGAATACACTTTCTCCGCTATGTTTCCACCTGAAACCCAAATTCATAGCGTCCACTATTAGAACCCCATTAATATTTTCTATTTCTTTTGCAAATGTTAAACTCATTATTTTTCCCAATTTATTTCTTCGTTATCTAGCCATTCTTCAGCTTTCATAACCCAGCAATTTAGCTTCCCTATATATATATAGTTATCTAATATAAGAGGTTCTATATCGGTAGCTACAAATATAGCAGACCTATTATATTTAAAAAACAATAAAGGATCTTTATTGTTTGTAGGTGCTTGTTGCTGTATTTTATTCCACCAAAGTACAAAATTATTAGACTTATTGGTTAAAATCTTATCATTAAAAGCGGAATCTTGATAATTTTTCACCTCAATACAAAATTTACAACTATCACTTGGAGGTATAAATAAATCCCCCTTTAAGTAAGCCAAAGCTCCTGAAGCAGGCACTCTTTCAAACTGATATCCTGTTTTATCCCTTAGTAAGTCCCGTACTAAGTACTCGCCTCGTGCACCTTTAGTTCTTTGATCTACCATTTTTTTTAATTAATAACTCCGTTAGATCTTGGATATTTTCAAATATAACCAAAAGCTCTTGTGTACCATTTCGCAAAGCTATACGCTTTCCTAGTTCCACATTTCTATCTAATAATCTAAGTAATTCTAGCTCATTAGTAGTCACAATGACTTCTTCTTTTTCAGCATACTCTTCATCCCACTTTTGCTCCTAGATGTTGTATGAACCTGGATTAGACATCCTATGTGTCCTCCAACAGGTCTAGTTCTAGCATAAACATAAAACCACAAATTGCATGTGCTAAATGAGGTAGACCGCTGTCATCGTCATAGTATTCCCCACACATGTGGGCAAATATATGTCTAAGACCTGCAGCTAAATATCTAGCTTTGGGATTCGTAACTAATCTCCAATTTTCTGCTTCGTACTTATCGGCACCATGCTTTAGAACTTTAGCCACTTCTATCATACTAAGAGGGGGAAGTAAATCCATCCGTGGTTTATCATCATCAAATTTCATACCTATTTCACTCATTCTAACCTCGATATTTTATTTTCCTTTACTACTTCAATTTTATCTAATAAAGGATGTGCCCATCCATGAGACACTAAGAACGTATTAAGCTCCTGTTCCTTTAGTAACACCTCTACTAGTTTCTCTTTTCCTTCTTCATCTAAAACACTTATAACTTCGTCCAAAAATAATACATTAATTTTGGACTTAGATATACTACTCATTAACTTTCTTATGGCTAGAAGGGTGGCTGTATTAACTCTTGCCAGCTCCCCAGAAGATAGCGCAGTTACCTCAACTGTCCTAGCGTCGTCAGTAATTTCTACATTAAGTTTATCTTTAGAAATTACGAATTCTATAGCAAATTTACCATCGGATAAGTCAGCTAGATATTCATTTGTCAAAGATTCCAAATCTTTTACTAGATTTTCTATCTTATATGCTACTAGACCATTTGTGGAAAAAGACTTTTTAAGAGTTTCTAAATTATTTGATAAGTTCAAAATAGATTGCATTTTTTCCTTAGAGATTTCTAATGTTTGCAAAAATTCAATCATTTGCTCCTCTATCAAAACGACCCTAGAATTGGCTTTATCTATTATGGTATTTTCTGATAAAGCCAATTTAATACTTGTATTTATTTTGTTTATTTTATCTTGTAATCCAGAAGATCTGCTCTCTAAATTACTAGCTAATATAATCTTATCATCTATATCATGATTTATCTTAGTATATAAATCTTCCCACTCACTAATTTTATTACTCATATACCTTTTATTTAAATTCTCGGCCCGTATTCTAGTAATAACAGGGTCTAGATCATCTATTATAATTCTATAGTTATCCCTATCTAACTCTGCTTTTTTCAAAATTTCCAAAGCTTGACTATTATCAATAGTTTGTCCACAAGTTCTGCAAGAATCGGGAACATCTATATTACTTTGAATATCCCTTATAGCTATCTTAAGCCCTGCTTTAGCTTCAAATAAAGCTTCTTCTACTTTAGTAGTACTCTCTATTTTTAAATCCTTATTTTGTAACTCTGTAATGTCAATAGATTCTAATAAATGTCGATATGTATTATTTTGAGATATCAATTTATTTTTTTCAGAAATATTTTCAATTTCTACTAGTAGAGAACGCAACTCTTTCTCTTCTTTATCTGGAGAATTTGGTATATCTATATTAGGTAGTATAGTATCATTATTCGAATTGTTACGATTTAGCCAAGTTTGAATTGTATTTATTTCACCCTCTATCATTTTTAATTCTCCAGAGGCTTCTTTAGCTGCCCCTTTAAAAATTTCAAACAATTCCGTATATCGTATCAATCCAAACAAGTCTATCAAGAATTTCTTTCTTGTAGTATCTGTGGCAGTTAAAAATTGCAAACTAGATCTGGTACTTTGAAGTACAAGTTGACTAAATGTTTTAAAGTCTAGCCCCAGCAAAGCTTCTAAAGTTTTGTAGGTATTAGTCGCCGTATGTGAACTAATATCTTCTGTACCCTTATATAACTTTACTTTTAGATTGTTTTTTCGTTTTACATCAATTATATACTCTTGTCCATCTATAGAAAATTCTAAATTTATGAAATAGCCATCTTTTAAATGTCTATTAGAGATATCCGCCTTTTTAAACCCTTTTGAATTTTTGTTGTATAAAATTTCCTCAAGGATTAATGGTATAGAACTTTTACCCATGCCGTTAGTTCCTAATAGCTGGGTTACATTATATTTACAAAGATTTAGACTATTATCTGGGCCGTAACTAAAACAGTTGCTCCACTCTAACTTTTTAAGTATAATCATTGTATGTTTTCATCGCCCCTATTATATTATCTTCATCTAATTCCAAAATATATCTCAAGTATTCCTCAAGTTCTTGCTCTAGAGTCATGTTTTCTATTATCAATGCAGCTTCTGTACTTCGTTTTACTACTTTCTTATCAAGCAGTTCTGAATTTACTACATTTGCCAAATCTGTTAAATCCCCTTCTAATTCATAAATTGTATGATTGTAGTCGGTTGGCACCATTTGATCTTCTGAAGAAATAGTTTGCCTGATTAGCTGAGGTAGGTCGAAAGACTTCCAATTCCAAGACCAATCTTCAGTATCTATAATCAGATACCCAGTACTTACTTCTTTTCTATGAAAATCAATAGTCATAGGACTGCCTGGGTATACTATATTACGCTGCGTATTGTTGTGGGCATGTAAATCTCCTGCGAAAACCACCGGAAACTCTTTGAACGAATCTAAATCAATCTCTGGGTGTACATGTGGCGGAATCTCGCCTCGCACATGCGTGAACAGGGGTTTTGACTTAGATAGCTTTCTAAATACACCTTTCTTATGTAACTCGTTATAGGGTAAAATACTAAATTCTTCTGTTTCATAGCAATCCGTAATTATCTGTATAAATTTATTTATTTTTTGACTTGATCGTATCAATAAATCTAAAAAAGTATGATTCTTTTTAGTAGCTTCATGATTTCCTGGATATATTATTGTATCAACGCTTACTTGAGATATAAAATCATAATACAACTGTAATTCATCCAAATTTGGCATACGATCAAAAATATCTCCACCAATAATATGTAAGTCTACTAAGCTTTCTAAGTTATAAATTTGATCAAAGAAATTATAATATCTATTTTTAGCCCAAGAAACTGGGACATTCTTCTGCCCCAGTTTTATATGCCAATCTGCTGTGAATAATATCTTCAATTAAAACTTTTCACTTTTAGAAAAGCTATCATTGTCATCATCAAATTCTCCCTCAGTAGAATCATCCATTTCTTCTGTTTCTGTTCCCGTTATTTTCATTAGAAGAGCTTTCTGAGCATCAGGAGTTGGACGGGCTAGAATTTCATCCATAGACTTCATATCTATGGTTGCTTCTTTTTCTTCATCCGTAAGAGGACGAGGCTTGCACTTCAAAGAAAGCAACGTATATTCTACATTATAAGCATTAGGGCCAGTCTTTTTTCTGTCATATACAATATCCCATCCATTATCTGGATCAGTAGGGTCGCCTAAGTCTTGAGCAGCTACAAGAATTTGCTGATAAAGCTTCTTCTTGTGGTTAAGAATTTTTAGTTGCCCATTATCAATGCATAAACCTGCATATGCCCAGGTACACTGTTTATCTGGAAAAAACTCTTGAACATGATCCTGTTCAAGGTTTGTAAATGATTCTGCATTTCTATCATAAGAAAGACATTCAAAAGGTAAATTTTTACCGTTTTGTCCTTCAACCCAATAAACATATCGTGGGACAATATCCCCCACTAGTCTAACGCTGTTCTGCCCCTCTAAGAACTTATAGTTTTCTAATTTGTCTTTTTGTGCTGAACCTTTTGTATCTGTAAATTTTAAAGCCATTGTGGTATTTCCTTATTTTTCTAGCCTGAACGTAATGTCAGTTTCTGTTGTTTTTAATAGTTGATTTTTTTGTAATCTTTTTAAATCAAATGGTTGATGTGCTATAGGAAGTGTTACTATTTCCGCAGCTAAATATAGACCATAGCTTCTAAAAGAAGCTATGTATATATAATCAATCATTTCTCTTAAGGGGACTTTCTTCTTTATCTTATATTCAAATAGACCCTCTAAATTTATTAAATAGCTTTGGCCTTTATATTTAAAAGAACTTTCTTCCCCCATTAGTATTTCATTAAATATATTATTAATAGCAGTTAACCTACCATTACCCTTTCTATATATCTTTCCCCAATTAAATCGTGAATGCATATTATATCAAACTTGTATCTTTTTGTCAAGTAACATTTTTTATTGGTATGTGGTTATCTTCCACCCCTGTTTGCTATAGAAGGCAAAACGGTTTCTAGCTTGATTAGATGCGGTTTTGCCTTTTAAATTAATATCTACTATAATTGTTTTATTTTTTTCTTTATGGGGCCTATTAATTCTGCCAGCTAGTTGTTCTAGCATAGGATCATTATTTATAGGCGTGCCTTGTATTAAACAACTAAGAGGATTTATAGATATTCCTTCTTTATATATAGATATAGCACCCGCCAGAACATTAATACGATTTCCATATAGTCTTTGTTCAAGTCCTTCCCTATCTTCTACTTTAACTGTTTCTCCTGTTATGCAAATAGCATTATCACCTATTAATTTTGCTACATTTACTAAAAATTGAGTTCTTGCGGCTACTACTAATACTTTATGGCCTTTGTTTGCATATATTGTAGCTAAACTAGCTACATACTGTTGGTATTCTTCATTGTATTCTAAATCGTTGACTCTATTAGCCCAAGGCATTCCACCATCAGGAAATTGGAACCCTGGATGGTGTATATGTACTTCAGGTGTAAGTACATTATCATTAATAGGTTTATGTATTTCTTCACTAAAATAATCTTTGAAATATACATGTCTCCCGTCTTTTCTTTTAACTGTGCCAGATAATCCAATCTTATATCTTGCGTGGTTCTGATCTAATAATTTAGAAAAGCTTGCTGCTGGAATGTGGTGCATTTCGTCTAGTATAAGAGTCCCGAATTCTTTACTTATAAAGGGAATTTTATTGTATAAACTTTGAGTATTGCCGATAACTATAGGACTATCAGTATCAAATTTTCCTCCGCCTATTATTCCAGCTTTAAAACCAAACACTTTTTCTACTTCTTTAGCCCATTGATTTCTTAAGTTTGTTGTATGTACAACTATAAGGGTTTTCTGACCTAATTTTGCAGCTATAAATAAGCCCGTAAAAGTCTTTCCCCATCCAGGTTTAGCGTTTATTATACAGTTATCTTCCACTAAGTTATATACATCTTTTTGATCATCCCTTAAAGTTACAAGAGGTGTGGGAAAGTTAACAGGGTGTTTAACCCTATTATCTATAACTTCATATTCTTTTGGTATAAGAGAAAAAGCTCCTATAGGTATAGAAACTAACTTAGATCTAACTACTTTCATATTTTTAATAATGAAAGGAGGGTCCATAGGTAAACGTCCAGGAATTTTATAGGTCAATAAAGTGTCCAAATTTCGCTTTAACTCTGGTGTTGCTTCTAAAAATATTCTATTATTTACTACCGCTTTCATACTGCCCTTCTAGTTTTATTAAGTTTAGATTCTGAAAAATTATATAATACCCACGGCTCTTTGCCTAAGTATAAAACACCCACCCATTTATATCCTTTAGGGGAGGGTCTAGGAAGAGTAAAAGGTGAATAAATGCCAGATAGCTTAATGATTATTTTATTATTTTTAATCTCTTCTTTCATGATTTTATGATACCTTAAATCACAAAATCCTACTGTATCATAATAAAATATAAAACCACTATTATCTATATAATATTTTGGCCCTTTTGAAATTAAATTTCTAGGCTCCTTAATTAACTTACTAATTCTATATAGAGGTTTTAATGGGGTTCTTAATCTGCGCTCCCCTAAAGTATCGGCCTTAATATTAGTATCATCTAATACTTGTTCGTCTGCAAATACAACCCCATCTCTTTTATCTATATTTATAGAATTAATTGCAAATAATGGATAACTATACAAGTATAAGGTTTGGATATGCCTTCTCAAATTTTCCAATTGAATAATCCTCTCCAATATCAAAATCACATCCTACTGGACAACCTGGTATGGATGCACCCCTATCTTTTTGTACAAAACCTTTCAAAATTTTAGTGTACTCAGGTATTAATTTATCAGGCACTTCAGCTAATATACTATCATGAACAAGCATAAACATTTTTATATCTTTGTTATTATCTTTAACCCATTCATTAGTTTCAATTGCCCCCAATACATTAATATCCGAAGCCAACGATTGAATCACAAAATTAAGACCACTGCGAATCTCGTGCTCCCTCTTAGATTTATCTGCCGAATTAACGTTAGGTAATCTTCTCTTCCTACCAAAATGAGAGTAAATAAATCCATTATCCTTAATGAATTTCCTCGTATTTTTCAACCATTTATTAAGTTGAGGAAACCTTTTGAAATAATCCTTAATATACTCATCACATTGTTCTGGAGAAATATATACCCCGGTATCCTTTAAAATAGACTTACTAATAGTATAACCTACTGCCCCATAAATAATCCCGAAATTGATAGCTTTAGTTGCAAATCGTTCATTAGTAAATTCTTCAGCAACAGCCTCTACTGAGCAAGGTAAATTAAAAACTTCTTTAGCTACGGTGCTATGAAAGTTAGCTTTAGATTTGAATATATTCATTAAAACCAAGTCGCCACTTAAAGCTGCCGCAAAATACATCTCCGCAGTTTGTAAATCCATAGAGACTATTTTAAAATCTTGTTTAGTTTTTATACATCCTTTAACAATAGGGTTATCTCTAGGTAACTGTTGAGCGTTTAGTTTTCCACTTGAAGAAAGTCTCCCACTAGTTGTTACGTGCTGATTAAACCCTGTTCGTAATCTTCCATCTAAATCCAGTTCGGGTATAATCTTACTAAGATAAGTGTTTTTAATCTTTCTTTTTTGCCTAATTTCGAGTATTAATTTTGGTACTGGATGCAACAAGCCTAGTTCTTTTAGTACTTCAGCATCAGTAGAATCGGCTTTCTTATCTGTTTTCTTGCCTGTAGGTTTTAACCCAATATGATCAAATAGTAAAGATCTCAATTGTTTAACGCTATTAGGATTGAAAGTATCATTAACTATCAAACCTTTATTAGCCTTTTCAAATGCTATAATTTCTTCAAATTTATATAACTTATTTACTGCTTCAGCTATCTCAATATCCATTAACTTTTCTGCTGCCAATAGTCTTCCCTTGTCAAAAGGTATTCCATTTTGTTCAATATCTGTAAGCATACGACAGGCTGGTAACATTAAGCTATTATATACTCGTTTAAGTTTTTTGTTTTTAGACAAAGAACTACGAAATATATCAAACAATAAAAATGTTACTATAGCATCTATGGATGCATAGGGGTACATTATATCGAAAGGAATAACATCATAAGTAAAATCGGATTGTTTAATACCATTAGCCCTACAAAAGTTATTTTTCCAATTAACTAATGGCTTTTCATAGTCACCGTAAACTGTATATCTAATAGCTAGAAATTTAAGATTATGTGGGCTATGTTCATCTAATAAATAATGCATGAGCATAGTATCTTGAAAGTTTGGAAACTCAAAGTTAAAATGATATTCGAAAAATTTAAGATCAAATTTGGCATTCTGAAAAACTACTATTTTTTTATTAAATAATTCTTGTAGCTTTTCTACTACCGCATCATCCATACACATCGAGTCTATATAAACACCGTGGTTAGCTCTATAAGATAAACTTATTCCTAGTATATAACCGTCTCTAGGGTATAGAGCGGACGTCTCACTATCAAGTCCTATATAATTCACATCAGGATAATCAATAGCTTCTTGTATATATTCCAAAGCTCTGGACGTATCGGTTATACCTTCTACGCACTCACTAATATCTAAAGAGGTGGTTTTCCCCTCTATTATTTTTTCTATTGATGAAGCTGAATCATCCCATATTTTTTGCATTGCTGGATTAAAAGCTATCATAGCAGGATTAATAATGGAAATAAATTTTTCACTAACTAACCTTCCAGTATATTGAGTTACTGAAGTTTCTTTAGTGTAAAATTTAAGTGCATCAGAACCAACCAAAATAATCCAGTCATAAAAATCTATGTCTATATCTATGTCTACATCTGCCCTTAGAACCTTTTTAATATTAGCATTCGAGCAAAGCTGATATCTATCGTATTCAAAACTAAAAGTATAACCATTACGATTTGATTTTGTTTCAATAATTGCTACCTTATCCATATAAATGTTCTCTTAAGTTTTGTACTCTATTTTGATCCATTGACCCTGGATCTGTTCCTTCTTGTAGTTCTATTATATTAGTACTTATATCAAATTCTTTACAAGTATTTGCAAGAGTTTTAGCGCCTTCTCTACCTGCAACATCCCCATCAAACACTATATCTAATGAATAAATCCCCATTATTTTCAATAATTTTAGTTTATTGTCATTTAGAGCGTTTACACCAAAGGAAACTATCACGTTTTTTAACCCATTGTCATATAGGTTTAACATATCGGATATTCCTTCTACTACTATAACCCTACCTTTTATAGACTTTATTGGGTTAGGGTATAAAGGCAACTGTGCTCCTTTTGGCTCAATCATGTATTTAGCTTGATCTGGATTCATATTATCTATAGATCTTGCAATAAAAGCCGAAATTTTTCCTCTAATATCCCTTATTGGGAAGACTATCCTATCCTTATACTCTGATGATTTAAAAGCCTCAAATTCACTCATAGTTTTAGTACTAATATTTCTCCAAGGGGAAGCCACTGGAGTATAATCCTTGGGAAAGTTAAGTCCAATAGTATAATCTGATACTTTCCTAATTTTCCTTTTAATATTTTCTCTTTTTAAATCCAAAATATTCTGATCAATATTAAAATATTTGAAAATATTACCCTTAAATTTGCAACTAAAACAGTTAAAAATACCCGTAACTCTATCTATTCTCATGCTAGGGTTAGAATCCTCATGTTCTGGATTAATACATCTAATAAGACAATCTACTCCAGAAACTCTGAAGTATATTTTTTTATCGTTTAACAAATCTTCTACATTCATAGTAAGTATAAATACATAAAGGCTATTGGTAAAGTTACCACAATAAAAAGTAAAATAGTGGCTTGTGCTGTAATAATTATATTTCTTCTCATTTTATCCTATTTGAACTTCATAAAAATCACCATTGTCATAGTAAAAAATTGGGCTGCTGTGGGTGTACCCTATTTCTAATACTCGTAATGCTAATGTTATTACATCTTGTTCAGTCTTTAGGTTATAAAATTCCTTTAAATTCTTTAACCTATCTTTATTAGTTTTCCCTATAAAAGGGGTTTCCGCTTGAAATATCATCGGGATCTTCTCCAGTTTCCATAGAGTCTTTTAAATCCTGTTTAGCAGTCGGACTTAGTGCACTGTTTGGGCCTATTTTCACACAAGACCAGTCTACCTCTGAGGTAAAGCCCATAGGTGGTCTACCCCTTGCTTTTTCACAAGTGAATTCCATACAAGCATCTTCATGACTATATGCATTCAGTGCATACGTTGCGTTTGGGGCATCTAGAATACCTTTTGAGAATCTGGTGGCCCCACTATCATCCGTTTGATAGGCAGATACCAGAATAACTTTATAATCTAGAGCTATCTTCTTCAAATTTTTACTTATTTCTATCTGCTGTTTCCAGTCATACTGCCCATCACGACTATTAACTGTTATTTGATTAATATAATCCACAATAACAACATTATAATCAGTATTAATCATTCTAGTGTCTAATGTATTTCTTATTTTAGAAATACTTAATTCTGAGTTATATACTATGTCTATCATATTATCTCTTTTTATAGGTCTTCGTATTAACTCCCCATGAAAAGAATCAAAATCGTAGTTTTTAGCAAAATTAGGTAGTAATTCTTCCCCATCTTCAAATCTATTAGACCACCATTTTGCTACATTCATCCACTCTACTTTGTCTAAATCTCTTTTCTCTAAACGGGTTAAATTAGTTTCCGTAGCTATAGAGCATTGTCTTTGAAGTATCTCTATAGTAGGCATCTCAATAGTAAAATATAATGCGGAGCCGCCTTGTAAGTGCGTATAGTTAGCAATATTACTACAAACTACACTTTTGCCCGAGCCTTTCCTACCCCCTACTAGGATATATTCTGTGGGCCTCCAAGTATTGTTAGCATCAAAATCATTATTTAGACCTAGACGCACATATTTATCTAAGATATCTTTTGGCTCAAAAAGACTTATTGTTTGTAAGTTTTCAGTTGGATCTTCTAAATCCACTTTGTCTTCTACTATAGATATTATTTCTTGAAGAGCATCTACATTTTCTCCAGCCGAAGACATAGCTATAGAAGTCTCTATATATCTATCTAGCTCGTCTAGAATTAGAACTTGCGCATATTCATTTTTTAAATATTCAAGTAAAGAATATGCATCTGAATCTACCTCAATACTTTCTATAGAAAAAACTCTTTCCTGTAGAACCTTATCTCTTATGGATAATTTTAAGTCGTCGAACGAAGGTAGCTGTCGATATGTGACTACGTGCTTATCTATTAGGGTAAATAACCCTTGAAATTCGCCCGGTAGGTAGTGCTTTCTTACATCACCCCAAGTTTCTATGTCAGACTGAGCTATTATTTGTTTGATTAAAGCACTTGCTAAATTCAATCGAAATTCTCTGTAAATAATGGCCAAGAAAAATCGGAGGCACTACATGTACCTCCGAAGTATAGCAGATATAGCCTAGCTAGCTGCTTTTTCTTTCCTATCAGCGCCGTTATAATCTTTGCAGTTAACACCGCGTCTAGTCAACATAGTTTTAACACCACGTTCTGTCTTTTCAATTTGAGAGGCAATTTCTTCTACAGTCTTATCAGAAATATCTCCTAGCTCAGTAAGAGCATCTACTTTTTTTACAGTGTCCCGCTGTTTTGGCACTTCTGTAATAACTTTAGCTCTAAGAAGGGAAAGACCTTTTCCACGAATTGATTGCAAAGGACGATCTAGTTCTGCTGCAATATCCTCGGCGAAAGCTCCGTCAGCCATCATCTCGACAAAAATTTCTTCCTCCCTATCAGAATAAGTTTTTACAACTTCCTTCTTTTCAGCAGGTTTAACATGGGAAGTAAGTTCCATACTAAGAATTTTCCCCTGGATTGATTTGGCTGTAAAGTCCCCACCTGAGAAAGCTTTTGCCAAGTCTGAATATGTAAATTCGCCAGAGTTATCTTCCACAAGATTTTGAAGTGCAGATTCTTGTTCTGGGCTATAAGCCCGCTTCGTGGCTGAAGCAGCTAGTTGGACGTCGTGTCCCATTTTACGAAGTTTGCTTGATACTGATCTAGTGCTAGTTTCTAGTACTTCAGCAGCCTCTTTAACAGTTTCTTGAGAAACTGGATCTTCATCTCCTACTACAGAAGACAGAGTGTCTTCTCGTTCAGTGTTCCATTTAGGTAGTGCCATAATTCTATTCTCCGAATAGTTCTTTAAGATTAGTTATAATTGTTATATTATTGGACCGTGCCTTAGTAACTTTTGCAGATTCTATTCCACTCTCGTTAATAAGTATTCCAACATCTTTAGTTACACTAGTTTTCACTATATAACCGTGTTTTTCTAGAACTGCCCGAGCTTCCTTTTTATTTTTGTAAGATATTAGTTTACCACTTATACACACTATACCTAAAGGTTCTTGTGTATTTTTTGTAATTGACTTACTATCTTTAGTTTTAAAGCTAAAGGGCCAGTCTGTTTCATTAAATTCTTCCAACCATTTTAGTAGGTTTTCCGTCACTTTAGGACCGAGACCTGCTTCAACGCAGATTTCTGGTGTTATCTCGCTTAACGCTGAGATCCTTTTGCATATCTTTTCGGAAGCACTTCGGCCCATCAGTGGAATAGAGAAGCCTGGTAATAGCCCTTGCAGGTCTACTTTCTTACTCTTCTCAATCTCTAGGAAAACCTTTTCGCTCAACTTTTCTGAATTTAATGATACAGCCAGTTCTTTCTTGGTTAATGCGTAAATTTCTATAGGATCAACCAATCCTAGTTTTTCAATTGCTTTTGGGCCAAAACCCTTTATATTAAGACTTTTGGCAAAGTGTTCTACTCTTTTTGAATTTTGAGCAGGACAAAGACTATTAATACAATAAATAAGCTGTTCCTTCTTAATCAAAGTGCTATCGCAACTTGGACATAAGATTGGAATTTGTATTTTATTCATTATTATCTTTTCTTTAATTGAGGGTATATTATATCAAGGATTACCTAGGTTGTCAAGAATTATTTTTAACCAAGTGATATAAAATGGCTAAAAATAATTTTCAAACTCTTCTGACGATTCGCGGAATTATCTCACCAGCTCTAATAACTTCCACTAAACAACCAAGTTCTAGACCTAGTTCTTTTATATAGCTGATATTATGAAGAGTAGCTTTTCTAATAGAAGCTCCTCCGATAATACAAGGCTGTAGTATAGCTACAGGAGATACAACCCCCGATTTGCCAACCTGCCATATAACATCTAGAAGTTCGGTAATAACTCCCATCTGTTCAGCTTTTAATGCATAAGCCCCTCTTGGGTGGTGTGCAGTAAATCCTAGGTCCAAAAAATGTTTATTATTATTTACCCTATTAACCTCACCATCTTGAGGGAACTGATCCCAATTGCTCTCTAAGACTGTTCTAAACCCCATATATAGTACTTGATCCAAATCTTTAGACCAAGTTTCATTTAAAGAGGGGCTCATTCCATAAGCTATAAAAGTAAGATTTCTACTTTTAAATTCTTCTAAGTCTTTAAGGTTTAAAGCTCCTGCAGCTACGTTCCTAGCATTAGGTTGTTTTGGTACTACAACTTCTCCGGTGATCTGCACCATCCAATCTTTTATAGGTATAGAATTAGGGGCTATAAGACTTATCTTATCTGTAATATCTATACCCTCTATTCCATCCCCACGAGTTAAAGCTTTTACCAATTTTCCTTTATTGTAAAGAATACTTATAGCAGCGCCATCTAATTTAGGGCTAGTAATGGATTCACTAGGATAAAGGGGTTCAGGTTCGCCCTCAAAAATATTTTGAAGGGAATAAAGACGGTCTAAATGTGGGTATCTGTCAAGACTATCTTCGATAGAATAGCCCACGTTTTCCCAGTTGGTATACCTAGATAATTTATCGAATTCCTCGTTAGACATAGTTGGAATGCCCATGTAATAAGCTTTAGCAGCAGTTTCCAATAATTTTTTAATTGTCATAGATTTTGTCTATTTGTTCCTTAAAATGATCTTCTAATATTGTTTTTGATTCTGTTAGTGCCAATATATCTAGCATAGCTTCTAGCAGCCCTTGAGTATTCGCTATAGAAAGGGGCATAGAAACGCCGTCCTTTGAGGGAAGCCAATTCCCATCAAAGTCTAAAAAATACTTTCTAAAATGAAGATACTCTATATCTCTAAATTCATTTATTGTAAGTCTAATTTGATTAGCGTCTGTTTCGTGCAAAACTTTATAATATTCTTCACTCATGGGCTATCATTTTTTAAAATGTAACTCAATGGAACAATAGATATAACATTTCTTGGATTTAATAATCTAAAACTATCTGTATCCCAGCAGAATAATAAAACAGTGTCCTCAGTCTTCTTAGACCTATTAGGCTTGTTTTTTATATAAGGAGTACTAAAATCTAAAGTACAGACATTATATTTCTGTTTATTAGAAACAGTACTCTTATATGTTATTATTGCGTCTCCGCACTCTAGTACTCTTTTTCTAAAATCATCTAATTGCATAACTATACTTCCTCGTACGTGAACTTTTGTTACGTCTAGGAAATAGTTGAATGCCTTATTTAAATTTTTTCAGTTTTCTTCTTGTTACTTTGTTTTCCTCTTTTGTAGATATCACCCATGCATCTATAGTTTCATATCCTGCAATACTAGCAGCAGATACTTTACTTGTATTAGAAATATCTATATATTTAAATATAGAATCTGAATTATCAGATAAATTTCTAATAATTACTAAAATAGGATTAATCATATTTACTTTTTTGTGATCAATAACTACTTCTTCATAGTTACTAATATCTGATAAAGCTATTTTAGTAACTTTAAATGTATCCTGATTATCTGCAGATAAATGGTTGTCTTTTACAACAACCTCCTTATCTTTATAAATTTCAGTCTTCCTCCACATCGGTCTCTGATCCATTTGCTTTCCTTACAATACCAGCTAAATAAGTAGCTGCCTTACCCGATAATTTATTAATAATCTCTATATCAGGCTGCTCTCCCATATCCGTTATAGCATCTATAAGTGATTCTTGTTGATCTGCTTTAGATACTCTCTTACTAGTACTTCCGCTTGAAGGGGATTTTGAATCTGGTGTTTTCTTAATATATACTTCAGCTTTAGAGAGTATAATACGAACACCATTAGCGGACTCTTCTAACTCTTCAGCGATCTGCTTTACGATCTCCACACTAGTTTCTGAAGTAGGTTCTGCATCTTCGTACATTTTGATTACTTGTTCTCGTTTTTCGTTTGTCCAAGCCATTTTCTTTCCATATTTTTTAGTTTTAGTTTTAATACCTGGGCAAGTACCCAGTGTATCTCGTTGTTGTGCGTAGAATCTATCTCCCAAAATTTGTCTCTCTTCTCAAGTTTTCAAATTATATTATATTATAATTTTAACTATTTGTCAACGAAAATTTTTTTAATTGTCATTATTTTCTTCTGCGGCTAAGATATCTCTTACTACATTGCTTATTATTTTACCACTGAATCCAGGAACCAATAAACCTATAAAAAATGCTGGTGCAAATAATAGAGATATCAAGTATAGAGGTATATAGACTAATTTACTCATAGGAGCTAGCCCTCTCTCTTCGCGATTTAAATTTAATAATGCTACAATCGGCATTCCCCAACTAATATGAACTACGAAGGCTGTTGTTAGTGAGAATGTTAAATAATAAATCATATATTGTCCCATCTAATGCCATATTCTTCTAAGTGCTTTAATGAGCCAATATCATATGCTGCACTTACTGCATAGAAACCTCCTCTAGTATCCGATATTTTTTCAGATTTTTCAAAAACATACATTCTATAGGCTTTAGAGCCGTAGTTTTTTTCATAGTCTCCAAGTATTTCTTTCCGTATTTCCGCAGGGCCATTATAAACCGCACTCCATACTTTTTCGCCTATAGAAAAGGACATAGAAATACATTGATCTGGTAACATAGCTACCTTTCTCTTCTCTTCTCCTGTATGTTTAATGGGGAGACCTAGTTTTTCTACTTGGGCTTTAACAAATCCACTACTTCTATATAGCCTAGCAGCTATTTTGGTGATGTTTGCTCCCTCGATATAATCCTGCGCGATAGTAGCCAATTCATATTGTGTAGCTGCTTTACCCTTATTCTCCGCTTTGCGCGTAGCTTTGTGTTTTTCATACTCTAAGTGCTCCTCTATTATTTTTGAGAGTCTAGCTGTATTGTAAGATATGTGCAAAATAGCGCAAGCTTCTTTTTTGCTTATTGGTTTTTCTTTTTGTTCCATCAATTTAATAACATGTACTATGTTGGCAGAATCTAGTTTTTCATACTCTTTCTTTTTAACAGACATTTTGTTCCTTTTTATATATTAAATGATTCTCCACACCCGCAGGCGTTTTTAACATTAGGATTTTTAAAAACTAATCCAGAATTTAATCCCTCTTTAACGAAGTCAATCTCTGTCCCTTCTAGGTATACTAAACTTTTAGGGTCTACATATATATTTATACCGTGAGATGTAAATTTCTGTTCTTCTATTAGCTGTAAATCTGCGGGTTCTACTACATACATCATACCACTACAACCCGCCCCCTGAACTTTTATCCTAAGACCTGCTCCATGACCTCTATTGCGAAGATATGTAGCAGCATGATCGGCTGCTTTTTCTGTTAAGCTAATCATGTTTGTTCCGATAATCTGCTACTGCTGATTTGATTGCGTCCTCTGCTAATACTGAACAGTGAATCTTAACTGGTGGCAATGCAAGCTCTTCAGCAATCTCCGTATTACGGATCGATGCAGCCTCGTATAGTGTGCGCCCCTTGACCCATTCCGTAAGAAGGGAAGAAGACGCTATAGCACTACCACACCCGTACGTCTTGAATTTAGCGTCGATTATTGTTCCATCCTCTGCTACTTTAATTTGTAGACGCATTACATCCCCACAGGCCGGGGCACCTACCATACCTGTACCTACCTCGCTACTGTTAGAGTCCATCTTTCCTACATTCCGTGGGTTGCTATAATGATCTAGAACTTTGTCGCTGTATGCCATTATTCTGTTGTATCTGCTAAAGCTTGCCAGCATATAGGCCATTCAAACCTAAGTATATCATTAATCATATTTGCCACCTCTCTGGTTTCTTTTTGAGTGTCCTTAGCACAGCGCAACTTACATACTCTATGGAACGCTAGAAGCGATCCTGACCACCACCATTCGGTGGTAGAGCTAAGCGGAAGTATCATGCGGGCCTGTTCTGGACATACCCCCGAAGAAAGCAACTCTTTGTATAGCTTTTTTGATGCTACATTATGAGCTTCTACTGCGGTATTTGGATGAACGTCTGTCTTAAGAGTACTACCATGGGAAACACTCAAAGAATCTATAAATTCTGTTTGAGAGGAGCCTTGTTTGCTGTCACCCCCTCTCGCTCGCCAATCTGTGGGTATATAAAATTCCGGATCGTAATCAACATACCGTCTAGATACCTCATTCCATACTAAGCCCACTTGGTGTTTTACTAGTTGACGCGCTACAAACACTGGAGCCTTTATCCTGAATTGCACAAAGCAATGAGCAAAAGGTGTCCAATGACCATGGCGGGCTAGATATTTAATAAGCCCTATATCCCCCTTGGCCATGGCCTCGTGTTCTACATTGTAACTAACTCTAGCTGCATTAACAACTGTAAGATCGTTACCCATCTTATCCAAAAGTTCAACTTTCATTATTTATTCCCATTCACTTTTACTAAATTCTGCGCCCATAGCGGTGTTTATATTTTTGTCTTTTTTATTCATTTCAAGCACAGATACTTCCCTCATATTTCTTGATTTCTGGTCAAAAGTCACCATTGTGCTACTATCCGTATCCCAAATCCACCAACATGAATATCGCAAGCTCCAATTATATTGCTTGGTTAGAATAAGCCACGCTAGCTTAGCTCTATTTTTAAAACTATTTTGTTCCATTCCTTTTTCCCCAATTTCTTAAAAGATATTATACTATATGCTAAGCTAGAAGTCAAGAGCTTTATTAGCTAAGCTACATTTTCCAGAACAAAACACTTTGTCTATTTCTTCTCTATATAAGGTATAATATTTTATATCATATGAATACGTATTATTAGCTTGGTATAACTTAAATGCATTTATACCACAGATATCGCAAGCTCTATAAGGTTTATTATCTATTTTAGTCTGCATTGTAGAATGAATTTATTTTATTTAAATCTGCATTTTTAAGTATAATGCTATCAATATAATCATACTTATATATTTGTGCAAAAGCTAATTTAGAAGTGCCTTTAACAGCTAACCAACGATAGTGATTCCGATTATTTAAATTAATATCTAATGGACTAAATAGCGAAGAAACTAATTCCCAATTTCCATAGCTATTTTCTATAAGGATAATGGGTTCTATCATTCCATATGAGGCCAAATTAGTACATAATTTCGAATATGAAGAAGTCATTGTGACAGATACTAAAGTGATACAATTAAAAATATTTTTTATCTCTATTGGTGCGACACTCTCACCCTTTACTTCTTTATATTTACTCTCCAGTACTTTGTTCATTCCAAACCCTTATTTGTTGGTTAATTCTATTTAGTAAGGCCCGCCATTGACTCTCACGCGCTCTTGCCTTTATTAATGCTTTATTTAATTTCTCTAGATTAACTGCATCTAATCCTATTTCAAGATTAGAGTCGAAATCTATTTCGTATTCTCCACATATGTCCCAAAAGTTTTGATCATAGTCAGTTTCTGGAATATCTACACATATTCTACTGTTTTTGACCGTTAGTTTAGTAGTTCTAGGCCAGTCCATTTTAGGTATAGATACAGGTATAGATTCGGGTGCAGTATACTCAGCTATAACAGGGTACTTCAAAACAGTATTAACTAATATAGTGGGCTCTGGTGTTTGCCAACTACAGCCAGATATTAATAATATAGGTATAAGTATTTTCATGGTTTATTACCTGTAATTATAAGGACGGTATCTTTTAGAGCATTATTTAATACTTTAAGGGTGGCAGATTCACGACCTTGTTTTAACTTAGAGATATCATGCTTTTTTTCACTAAGCCTCTGTACTTTCTCTAAAATAAGGCTTCTTTCCTCACTATAAATCTGATCTAATCGTACTCTAATTTTTTCCTTTTTTAGTAACTCTTTTGTTTCCTTTTCCGCAGATATCTGAGATTGAATAGCTAATCGCACATCTGCTTTAGCTTGAGTTAGATCGGCTTTTAACTGACCATTTTCTAAATATATATTAGAAACTACATATAATGCCCCCATTACTGAAACTATTACTATAGCCGCGAAACCTAATTTTAAATATGTCCCTATCATTTATAGCTCCTTTAGAAATACATGGTTTCCAATAATAATTTTTTCTTTGTGGTAATGATCTTTTCTAACTACATGATAAAATACAGACCCTCTAGTAATATCTATATAGTCTCCATTAAGTACCCTAATAGATATACTTACTGCTTTATTCCAACTTTTTACATCTTTTAATTTGAAAAAAGTTCGGCCCTGCCAATACCAGCTAAATTGCTTTTTTTGGGTTATTACACTGCAAGGATCATCTGGCCATCTAGAATCTGCAACTCTATTAAGTACTACTTGAGATACTGCGATTTGACCTTGGTATGGCTCGCTTCTGGCCTCATAATAGATGTTTAGGGCCAAACAAAGAGTAGCTGTAGCCCCCAGTATCATATTAGCCCATGTTTTTCTACGAATGCACTATCTATAACCATTTTTTTAAGTTCTTTTTCAATTATGGTGGACCATTGACGGATCAAATAGCTGCCTTCCATAATATCTGGGTATTTATCTTGTAACTCTATTTCTAATTCTTTATATTTTTCGTGTTCTAGTATGTCCTTATTATTCTGATAATGAATCTGTAGTGATTTAGCATCAAAAGATGATATCATAATACTCCTATAGTTTCTACTTTCTTCCCATCCAACTTGTAAAACCCATGTATGCACCCACAACACCTGCTAAAGATACAAAAAATAGCCCTAATAAATCAGCTACTGCTATTATCCTAGAATCGGGTATGAAAGGCATAAATAATACACATGCAACTAGAATCAGGAAGACTAGAGCTACCCAAGCCATCATTTTTTGACTATCTGCTTTTTCTTCTCGCAATTCTAGTTCTAATCTCTCTTGATTTCTCTTTAAATCATCATTAGTATAGCGTACCTTATCATCAAATTGAAATGATGCGGAACCAGATGATTTATCTTCTTCTTTCTCCCCCTTATCTCCTATATTAATATTATACTCATTAGATTCAGCCATTCTGCACCCCTAAAACCTCTTGGCTTATTTAGCCCGATATATTCTTATAATTCTTCCAGTTTTTAGATTCAAACAGCAAAGCTTCCGCCGCTCTTCTTCTAGATAAGCCCAATAATGCATTTCCTCCTGCCATATTCCACCTCATAATCTGATTAGGAACATCCCAAAAATCTCTGCTTTTAAGTCTTTTGAGCAAAGTGCTAGAAACTAGATTAGCAGGCCCTAGATTATATACCCAAGAAGTAAGGGCATCAAATTGGTCTTGAGTAAATTCAATATCCAAACCTTCTATATATCCTTGGTATTCTTCCAATTCATGTTCGAACATAGCATTAGCTTCTTTTTCTGTAGCTATCATACCTTTTTTAACACCTTTAGTATGGCCATAGCCTATAGTCCAAACCCCAACTGAATCTTGATAAGATTTAAGTTTAAGAGACTCAAAATGCTTTATTAAATCCTTTCCTGTATTGCTAATCTTCAAAATAGGTAGTGCCTTATTATAGCCAATTTTTTGACTCTTTTATTTAAATTCAACGTATATTATACCAATGTCGTGCCACAAAGTCAAGTAAAATTTTTATGGGCTTTAAAATATTAGGGGAATCGTTAATACTGATAGTAGAACATGAGCATGTATCAAAAATATGTCTTGACAAGCTAGTAAAAATTTCATATAATATATATTAAGAAATTGGGGAAAGATAAAGACGTAACAACATAGTCGAGAAATGCTTAGTCCCCTAGTTTGTTTAAAAGCATTTAATAAGGAATAAATAAAATGGGAAAAATAGTTCCATTCACAGGCGAATTTTATACAAGAGAGAGAAAATCTGAAGAGATTTGTGAGGATATAGCTTGTTCTATAGCTTCTAGGTTAAAAACCGAACATGATTTTGATACAGAAGATCCCGAATTCTTAATTAATATGGCTTGGTTAATAAAATTTATTGAGGTCATTGTTGATGATAAACTTGGCCTCGCAAATGAACTATCAAGGGACTTAAAGGATAATAATGGTTAGTGTTGTCGTAGGAAAGGGCGGTTTTGAAGCTGCTATGCGAAAATTTAGAAAAAAAATAAGTGAATCAGGTGTATTAAAAGACGTTAGAGATAAAGAGTTTTATGAGAAGCCTTCGGAAGTTAGGAGAAAGAAGCATAAAGCCGCTATAGCGAGACAAAAAAGAGAGATATAATGTGGATCAAGAAAAAGCAGATACTTTCGGAAAATCTTTAGGATTTAGTCAGTATGCGGCAGTAGAACGAATACCTTTTAGTAGTGTAGATTTAGTTATGAGCTGTGATGGTGTAGGGACTAAATTACTAATTGCGGAAGAATTAGGTATATATAATACAGTTGGCATAGACCTAGTAGCTATGAGCGCGAATGATATTTTAGCCCAGGGCGGAATACCTCACTGGTTTATGGACTATTATGCTACTGGCGAATTAGATTTAGATAAATCTAACCAAATTTTAGATGGCGTAAAAAAAGGGTGTGAATTAGCTAATTGTAAACTTGTAGGTGGGGAAACTGCCCAACTAAATCCTATGTTTCTTAGAAAAGAATGGTTCGATTTGGCAGGATTCGCTGCAGGTACTTTAAGGCGACGATTTGACGCGGAACGCGTCCGGATTGGAGATAGGCTAATAGGGATTCCTAGTTCTGGTTTGCATTCTAATGGTTTCACTACTATTAGGAATAGTTACAGTACTTGGGAACCTTGGATGTTAGAACCCACTAGAATATATGTAGATGAAATGTTTAGGAATTTCAAATACATAAAAGCTGCCGCACATATCACAGGCGGAGGAATTCATGGTAATCTAAAAAGGATTACTCAAGGTAGGAAATATACCCTCCATTTTGACTTTAGCGACTTTTGGAACGGTATTCTTACCAATACAGGGCTTACCCCTATAAAGATGCTTAATACGTTTAATTGCGGTTGGGGCATGATTCTAATAGTGGAAGGTCTGAATACACAACTATTAGATATTCCAGATGCCGTGGAGATAGGCAAAATAATTTTTTAGGAGAAAAGTAAAATGTTACCACCACACATTATCATTCCAGAAGATTGTGGGAGTTTTAATACAAAATTACATAAATATGTTCCAGAAGCTGAATTAATTAAACAGAGGTTCATTCATAGTAAAGAAATTAAAGAGTATAAAGCTCATAATCTTAGGTTAATAAGTGAACATTTAGTTGATACACATGAATTAAGATCACAGCTGAAATTACTACTAGCTAGACTTTGAAAAATATTTAAGTAATTTTGCAAAATATATCTTGACAAAGTTCCAAAATTATGGGATAATATGTTTTCAAAAGTTGAGAAATTCATTATTTTTCAACTTCTGAATCAAGACTTGGTACGCTGAGTCTTAGATGAGATCTAGCTCAATAAATTATTAACTCCTGAATAGGTCGCTAATAATGAAAGGGATTATGAAAAAATGCTTCATATTCCTTCCTTATAGGAACCACTAGATAAACTGAGAACGAATACTTTTCTTTCAATCAAAGGGAAGTAGGCTATTTGAAAAACGACCTGATGAAAGTTAGTGAAATTACTCGCCACTTTCTACCTGACCATAGGGGGACTTAGGGCTAGGAAAAGGAATCCACCGTATTTGAATAAGTTAGTTCAAAGAGTTAGTTAATAGTTGAAGTATAGCAACGACTATTAGCAGTATTAAAGATATAATCTTGAAATACACTTAGTAGGTGCAATCTTTGCTACTTACTAAGAAGTGTAGCTATACGCTACAAATGCAATAGCCCAAATGGCTCATATAGAGGCTCTAAACTATGACCATTAAAGTACCTCTTTATTGAGGTATTTTTTTGTGTAAAATTTACACACTCCTACATTTTAAGACCTATGAAAAATATTTCTTGACTTTTTACAGAATTATCTCTATACTATATAAATAATGATTATAATATCCATAGGGGAATAGGGTGGGAAGAGGGCCAAAACGTGACTAGCCAAACAGATATAGCCGCTCTTGGAGCAGATCATTTATGGGATTTTGACGGGGATGCTGTTGACGGGTTAGGAGGTACATCAGGTACTAATAATGGTTGCATATTTACAGATGCAGCGATTGCCCTTGATGCGTCCAATTGTATGACAACTAACGGACTAACAGATAGAATAGAAATAGCCTCTACAACTAACATAAATAATAGTGCGCAAGCTAGAAAAGCTGTTTGCGGTTGGTTTTCTCCAACATCCTATGATCAACCGCCCTCTAGAATTTATGGGGAGGGTACTCAAGCAACGGTATATCAGTTTATTATGGGATATGGAAATCAATTAACTTTCGAATGTGTCGAACCTACAAATTTCGCTACAGGTCTGCAGGTATATGGGCCTTCCTTGACCCCTGGACGAGCATATCATATGTGCGGTATTTTTCTTGGAAGTTCTTGGGGTAATGAGGTTAAACTTTTTGTTGATGGAGTTGAGCAAACTTTAGCTAGCCCTGTGAATAGACAACCAGGAACGGCAAGCTTGGATGCAAGAACAGCTGCACAGTTTGGAGACCCTTCAGCGACTGTCGGAGTTGGGGGCAATATAGTGCTCCAACAAGCCTCAAGAAATGGTAAATATCAACATTGGGCCACATGGGGTGACGAGGCTGATGCAGACTTAACGGATACTGAAATTAGAACTATTTTATTTGAAAAACAAGCCCTTTCAGATAATACGGTTGAAACGGCTACTATATCTACAATGCAAGCAGATCTTAATACAATAGGAACTTCTCAGTCTACTCCGGGACTTATGCCAAATGCAGCTCTTAATATTGAAGTTCTACCTATTTCTGGAGGAGGTGATTTTACTTTAACTACCAGTCTGCTATTTGATCCTTTATCATCCTGTCACTTCAGATATAATGGGACATTAGATAACTTAACTTTAGTTAATATTGGATCCGGAAATGCATCAATAGTTTCAGCACCCTTTGGTGGCACTGTTATTATTGCTACTAGACAAACATTAACAATTACTGTTTTAGATGCCACTACACTCGCCCCTGTTGTTGGGGCTAGAGTATTTATTATAGCAGATACTGGAGGGGATTTAGCTGTGGGAACAGTAATAGCTAATGCTATAACAAATTCTTCTGGGGTTGCTACAGCTACTCATGATTTTACCAATGATCAACCTATAATTGGAAAAGTTCGTAAAGGCTCATCTACCTTGTTCTATAGCCAAGGAGCTATTCCTGGGCCTCTAACCAGTACTGCCCTTGTTTCGACTATTCTATTGGTTCCAGATGAATAAACATAATTTAATTACTTACTATAAAGATGGTATATTATATGGCATATTCACTTTGCATGACATTATAGACACGGAACCACAAACACCTGTTTGGACAGCTAGTTTTCCTGCTACAAGTGATAGGGATAAAATACCTAGACAAATGTTAATAAATAATCTAGATGCACAATATGAGTACTGGTGTGATAATGGAAAAGGTGCTAACTAATGCCCGCCCCTTTATATAGGTCAGGCTACACTCAATCTTTCTCCGGCGCAGAGGATCTTACTTTTGATATAAGTGGCGCGCAGAGCGGAGATTTCATGATTGTTTTTCTTCATGAATCTCTAAATGCCAACACAGAACTGTGGGAAGATGATGGAGGGGATGGCAATGGCTGGACTCTTGAGGTTCAGAATGAAACCACTGCCGGACGTAACATGGAGTGCGCCATATTCTGGAAGTTTCATACCGGCACAGAATCTAACCCTACTTTTGATTTTGATACCGGTGGTAATAATTTCCCCATGGCGGGAGTTATGCTCTTTTACTCTGGAGTTGCTACAGGGACTCCTTTTAACGGGCCAACATACTCGAACGGCACTAATGACGCAGCCCCACCTAACCCCTCAGTTTCGGTAACCTCCACACAAACTAGAGTAGTATGTTTTCATGCCGCTACTCATGATGATATTAGCTCAGTTGGAGCACCTACAGGGTTTACTATTCGTGATTATGTCTACGGAGGTTCCGCACAGCATAATCAAGACCATAGGGACACGTTTTCCGCTGATATACAGATAGACTCTATTGGCACGTACTCCCCCCCTGACTGGCAGCACGGATTTGCTAATACTACTCCGGAATACCAGACATATTCTATTGCCTTAATTCCTGCTGTCGTCGGAGGTGCTTCGGTAACTGGAGGAACATCTACAGCTAATTTTTATTGGGGAAATTCGGGCCTAACAGTAACAGGATCTGGTTTTGAGGCGACCCAAGGAACGGGAAAGGTAGAGTATTGGTCCGACATTTCAGGAACGGTCAAGACTGCCCAAACAGTCACAACATGGGGTGATACAGGTCTTGTTATTAACTCTGTTCAAGGGTCTTTAGGGAATGAAACTACGGTATATCTCGTTGTAACAAATGATACCGGACAGGTTAGTTCACCATTTGGTGTTTATGTAGGGTTACTAGGATACGAGTCTTTATTAATAAATGATTTGAAGTGTGACCATCTATGGGCTTTTCAAAACAATTATACCGATACTGGATTCACAGGCCCTCAGAGAGATGCTAATGTTGCTGTTATTGGAACTTGGACGTTCAGTTCAGTTCCAATAAGAGACGGTGCAACTCACGCCGCAAATTTTAACAATGTTAGTAACGCAAGAGAAACAACTCAGTCTCCAAACATGAATATAACAATTAATTCTGTGGAAAGGACTTTGTCTTTTTGGTTGGTACTAAATGGGACACAGCCATCTTTGGGAGCTATATATAAGGAAGGTGGTGCGGTTCAAAACATAGCATTTCTCACTGGCTACGGAAATACGCTTTGTTTTCAGGTAGCAGATCAGCCAGGTAATGCAATTAACGCGCAAGCATGGTCTGATTTTAGGCTTGTTCCAGGACGACCATATAATATAACAGGCAGGTATTCTCTCTCAGAAACGCCTAAAATAGTCGATCTGCACATTGATGGGGTTCTTCAATCAAACTCTTCTGGTAATCCACCAGGAACTGGATCTTTTGACTCACACTCAGGTTCCGTATGTTTTAATAATCCAGATAACAGTCTGGAAACCGGTGGCACTGACATTGCTTATTCGGGTATGGAAGACGCCAAGGTGTCTGATTTTGCATCTTGGGGAGATAACTCAACAGGAACTAATAAAGGTTTTATTGACTCAATAACAGGTATTAGAGACATTCTATTTCGTAGAGGGGCTTTGCCGGATGATACCATTGTTTCTGGGACTCAAGCATCTATGCAAACAGCCCTTGACTCTACCGCCAATTCTAGGCGTAATTGGCCTTTAAGCTATAGAATAGAGGAAGTTTCTGGGGGTGGTAATTTTGAGTTGACAATGAACAATAAGGTTTTTGACCCCCTAATAACTATGGATTTAGAATATAGAGGAACAGATACTTTGACAATTGTTCGTCCAATAAATTCTAACTTTAACGAAGCTAAAAGCTTCTCTCCTTTAGCAGGTACCATCGAAATAATTGATCTTGTGCCTATTACCGTCAAAATAAGAAATATAGAAGATAATTCTGCCATACCTGGAGCAAGGATTAGATTACTTACTGCTTCGGGTGGACCTGAAGCAGCGGGAGTTTCTGTTTTAGAAGGGGTCACTACTGGAAGTGGTGAGCTTATAGGAACATATAGATATAAAGGAGCTCCTCAACCCCTAACGGGCAAAGTAAGGCAAGGAACTCTAGCTCCCACCTATAGATCTTCGAGTATTTCAGATAGTATAACAATAGATGGTTTAAATTTAACTGTTTTTATGATTAAAGACAGTTAAATTTAAACATTTTACCTATTAAAACGATTTTATTAAGATATTTTTCCACCTTTATTTAGCCATAGTATTCCCTTACCTAAACCTTAGAAAAATAATTCTTGACATTCTAAGCCCCAACATCTATACTATATAAAATATAGAAAAGTAATATTCCATGACGGAGTCGGTAAGGAGAATATAATGGCTAACTTTGTGAAGATAGCGGCCGTAAGTTTTATTGGTAGTACGGTTAGCTCAGAATTAAAAATTGATTATAGAGATGTAATAACGGCTATAGAAGTCCCCGTTGGTTTTCTAGGGACATCATTGTCGGCTAGCTTTGATTTTGTTGGTGATGGAGCTGTTTATGTGCCGGTATATAATGAAGCTGGAACTCAGGTATGTAAAATAGTTCATCCAGGCAGTTTGAATGCATCATACTCTGTAAGTCAAGATGATTGGGATATAACTGATAGATTGAAGTTTACTAGTAGTGTACCCGAAACAGTAACATTAAAAATTATAACTAAAACGAGGAAATAATCGGAACATAGGTTCCTAAGTATGAAGGAGATAAAACGTTATGGCAATGGTAGATGGAGATTGGAGTGTCGATCGCGCAACTGGAAATATTAGATATATAGGAGGAGATCATGATAACTCCCCTACATATGCTACTGTTATCCAGTTTCACCGATGGCTACAGGATAAGGCTGACGATGCGTCCTCAGTAGGAAATGATGAAATTGATATCACAGATTTGGACCCTTCTGCTCGTTCAACAGATAATATTATTAATTTACTTGCATCTTATAATATAGATAAAAATGCAAGTGAGCATTTATATGATGGATCAATAATTCAAGGAACTGGCGGAACTGAAAGAATATTCGATGGAATTGTTAATTTCGGTACCATTGGTATATCCATTCAAATACAACAAAATGGTGCGGTTATTGCCGATGATTTTTGGAATTCTAATTCGGGCTTGAATCCTGATAGTACACAGGGTATTTCGCATAGATTCATGGTTGAAGTCAAAACTGGGGGTGCGGATATAGACGGTAGACGTTTACTTGGAACTACTAGAGTGTTTGGGAAAACTTTTTCGGAATTTCCAATTAACGGCACCTCTAGAGGAAATAATGTTTTAGCATTATCCAATGCGGATGATTTGAATAATGCTACTGCTGCTGCAACTATTGAAGGTTATACAGCTATAAGTAACACAAATGAAGGTTATATTGGTATAGATGCTAACGAGAATGGGGTAAATGAATTTTATTACTCCGCATTTGACTTAGATCTACCCACTAGGGTGATTAATGATTTTCATGA